TATACCAATTTATTTTAAATAGGAAATTAAGAAGGAAGGTAATCCATCGACAACATACTCATGGCAATCCAGTTTAATAAATTTATGCGTAGCGTTATGATATACGCTAGTTATACTGGTTTGGGTGGGCTTGGAGCACTACAGGCTTTAAAGTTAGAAATGTTTTCTTTCCCTCCTAACGGTCAACTATACCTCAGTTATTTCTTTTCTATCGTTACTGTTGTTTGTATTTTTTTAAGCGGAGGATTAGGAGCAATAAATTTAACAAGTCGTATAACGGATATACATAAAAAAATAAAAGAAATTGATTCAAAGGATTTGCCGGATAAGCTATAATTTTAATATAAATTTTTACATTAACAATTTAAACAGTTTTATTATGAGTAATCTTATAGAAGAAAGAAAACAGCTTGTACAAGAAATATTTGCAGACTTAAAAGCAGATGAAGTAAAATCTTTAAGCCTTTCTAAAGCAATTGCTGAAGGTACTTTAGCAGGTGAATTGACAGATGATAAACTTATTACCGATCTGAAGGAAGGTAAAGAGTTCCTGGTAAAGATCGTTCGGTTTGTACGGCCATTTATTGGCATGTTTGGCAGTAAATGTAAAACCAAAATTGAAAAGTTCTTTGCTGCATTTGATGTTCTTTTCCCAGATGTAGAATAAAGACTTCAAATGAGTTTAAATATTTCAAAACATATCACATACCGGGAGGCTACTTACTCAAAGTTGGGAGCCTCCCTTCTTATTAAGAACGTGCCATCGGCTCAGATCGTTAGCGTAATGATGATAACAGCCGAGCACGTTTTCGAACCTATAAGGCAATTCTATGGTTTACCTCTCTCGGTAACCAGCTTTTATAGGTCTCCGGCCTTAAATAAGGCCGTTGGCGGCTCCCGCTATTCTCAGCATATGAAAGGAGAGGCAATCGATATTAAAGGCTTTGGATCACCTCAGAATCTCAAAAACAGCTACATTTTCAAGTATGCCTACCGAAATTTGGTCTTTGATCAGTTAATATGGGAGTTTGGCGATACTACCGACCCGGCATGGGTACATATCAGCTATTCAGCTAAAGGCAACCGTCAACAGGCTTTAAGAGCCGTTATCCAGGGCGGCAAAAAGCACTACATACCTTATAAATAGCCTACTTTTAAAAATATTTCCTATATTTTTCTATAATAATTTTTTAGTATAGAATTTTATACTATCTTTGTTTTTCTAAATCAGAGAGCAATGAAATTTCAGCCTACACTTATAGAAAAAGGACAAGAGTACAGATATACAGGCGGTGCTACAGAAAGATTTGCCGGTAATATCGGTTACAAATTTGAAAATAGCTACGTAGAGTATACAATTCATTCTATTGATGATTTCGATAAAGATTGGACAAGCGACTACAAGCTGAAACTAGGTGAAGTATTTTTTAGATGCCGTTCAAGAGTTTCTGATATTTCTTGTCCTGGAGGATTTATTGTAAAGGTAAACATTGAAAGAGGCTTAATATATTTTCTTTCATTGCATGGCCAGGAAAGTGACATACTTGATTTTGAAAGGAAAGGAATAAAATTAAATTACCTAAACATAGTAAATCAATAATCATGTCCTACACTGAACAAGAAATTGATAAAATCGTTTCCACAGAGTTTACAGATTCTGAAAAGTTTCTTTTGAATTGGGGCAATACACCTACTGCCGATATAAGGCTGAGAGATGCCATAAAAAGGCTTTATATAGAGTTTGAGGCACATTATAAAGATGGAGACCTGGCGATAAAAGAGACTACCAAAATAGTAAACCATTATACTGGTTACATTGATGATCTTGAAAATTATATTAAAAACTTTTAAATAAAAATCATGTCCTACGTAATAAAAAAAGATAACTTCTATTACTTTTCTAGCATCGGTGAAATTATTTTATGGGTAGAAGAGGTTAAAAGGGCTGTACAGTTTAATAATGTTGAATATGCCAATAACTGTATAACAAGAAATAGATTAAAAGACTGTTCGGTAATACCTAATTAAATCTAAAAATAAAAAATCATGTCAAAGAAAACAAAACTTGAATTAGAAATTGCTCAAAGCCTTGTAATAGAAAAGCTGAAAAAGATTTTAGAAATTTGCAATGATCCTACAGAAACAATTTACCAACGACTTGGCAGGATAGAAGCTATTTGTGAAACGACTATAAAAATATTGGAATGAAATATAGCAAAACCAAACCGTGTGATAATTGCCCCTACCGAAAGGATGCACCTTTAAAGCATTGGAGCATTGATGAATTTAAAGACCTCCTTAAAAAAGACAAAGATTATTTTGGAACCGTTTACGGCTGTCACAAAAAAGATGAAAGCGTTTGTATAGGCTGGCTTATGGATCAGGTTAAAAGAGACTTCCCCTCGATAGCTTTAAGGTTGTCTTTATCCAGGAATGGTATTAGCCGGACGTATCTTGATAGTCTTTCGTGCTCCTCTGAAATGTTTGATACTGTCAAAGAAATGTGTATTGCAAATTTTCCTTCACTCAAAAAACTTTTGAAATGAATTTAATTCAATTAATTCACGAAATAGCAGACCATGCAGAACGATCTAAAGTTCCTCTACATATTATATTTATGGATGCTGAGTTCACACCAATGCAATGTATTAACGAAATTACTGGTAATACATATAGGTATAATTCGTTTAACTGGTCTTATGAATATGAAAGTAGTACTGGTAAATTCGAAATAAATTTTTAGTTATGAAGCTAACCCTTACCGATAAAATAGCACTGAGAACATTAAAATTTACTTGTCCTAAATTCCATCAACTGCTGTTGGATATAATTAAAAAATCAAAATCATGAATTATAATCAAAGATATAAAATTGAAAAGTTTATAATATCGATAGAAAAAATGATTGATGAATCCGAACAAATAAAAGAAACACTAGAAAAACAATATAAATCTTTAAGTGAACCAGGCAGGCTAACTGAAGCAGGCGAAAAGCTTTCAGAAGAGGTATCAAAGTTAGATACCGGGATATTCTATTTAGGTAAGTCTAAGGATGCTTTTCAAATTGCATCAAGCGAACTATGCTAACTAACCACTATAAAAATCAAAATCATGAATGAAGAACTTAAAGAGGCTTTTCCTGAGCACACAGAGGCTATTGAACTTTATGAAAAAATAATGAAGCACGGCCATGATAATAAGTACAATTATAAAATAATGTGCGAACATATATCTAAGGCTGATTTGTTTACAGAAAAACTTACAGCAGATCAAATATTTCAATACTCGCCAACAGGAGAGTTATTTAATCTAACTTTTTGGTATGCTGAAGCATGCGAAAAAATCGGCCTTCCTGATGGTAAAAAAATTGAAGACTTATAAAAGTATTAATTCCCTATCTGTAAACTATAAAGAGAGGCTTAATTGCCTCTTTTTTGTTCCTGAATGTCATAAAATACTACTATAAAAAACTATTTTAAAAATTTATAGTAAAAAATTAGGATAGTAATTTATAGAGTACTATCTTTGTTAAACAATTAGCAATTATGATACACAGTTACTCAAATTACGATGATAAAGTTTATAAGGCTATCGAAAGGCTTTTAAGGACTTCGGGGCATACAGAATGGATGATTATATCTGTAGTTTCAGAAGCTAGAAAATATTGTTTCAAAAAACTTTCTGGCGAAATTGGAACAGTCGATATAGATTTTATCACAGATAGAATTAATGCAAATCTTTTTTAATAAACACTCAAATCTAAAAATCATGGCACACAATTTAAATCTCAACAACGGCAAACATTCTTTCTTCTCAGTAAAAGAAATTCCTTGGCATGGCCTTGGTCAAATTATCTCAGATTATCCTACATCTTCAGAAGCTATTATACACGCAGGATTAGACTACGTAGTTGAAAAAACTCCACTAACAACTACTTACGATGGCAGTACTATAGAAGTGCCTGGTAAGTTTGCAACAATCCGCACAGACAATAAAAATATCTTAGGAGTTGTTGGAGCAGATTATGAAATAGTTCAGAACGTTGATGCTTTTACTTTCTTTGATTCAATCGTAGATGATGCCAGCGAAATAAAATATGAAACAGCCGGTGCGCTAGGTCTTGGGGAACAAGTTTTTATTACCGCAAAGCTGCCAACATACATGAGGATTGGCAAAGATGATATTATAGAAAACTATCTTTTTTTTACAACTACTCATGATGGAACCGGATCAATTACCGCAGCCTTCACGCCTACCAGGATAGTATGCGCTAATACTCTCAGTGCTGCCACGAGAAACAAATCTCATACAATCAGGCTCAGGCATACATTGAATATCAAGTCACGCCTTGAAATGGCTCATAAGCTAATGGGTATTACAAATTCCTTGAATGAAGGTCTTGAAGAAATATTTAACCAGTGGGCTAAGGTTCGTATTACTGATGAAAATGTAAAGAAGCTTATCGAAGCTGCTATGAATCCAGGCAAAGAATCTATTACGATCTACAGCCAAGAACAACGCGAAGCTTTCAGTACCAACTTTAAAAATACGGTTGATGAAGTTTTTGAATATGCTATGGGTAACGATACTCAGCAAATGGAAACTACTAAAGGAACAGTTTTTGGCGCTTACAATGCAGTTACCGGATATTTCCAGAACGTTAAAAATTTTAAGAACGATGAGGCAAAATTGAAGTCTATTGTTATGGGTGGCACAGGTCAGGTAAGAACTCAGTTAGCTTTTAACCTTTGCGATAAGTATTCAAAGAATACAAATATTTTCAACTAACCTCAGCTCTATATATTCAAAAAAGCCGGTGAAATATCCGGCTTACCTTTACCTAAAAAACCATGAAACTTATCCTAATAACCTCAGTCTTTTTTTTACTGGCATCTTGCTGTAAAACAAATGAAAAACCATGCGAACCTTTACCTAATCCTAATGATCATATTTACCTTACAGATAGCAGAGATTCGGCTTTTATAGCCAGGTTTACAACTTATCCTCCTTATCCTGTACTATGGTTTAATGGCTCTTGTTTTACGTTTAACCAGGATGAAACTTATAAGGTAAAAACGGCAGACACTTGCCAGTTAAAAAGCCTGGTAAAAAACTAAAATAAATTTCTATTATAATTCATTATTATAAATATTTATAGTTAATTTTAAGTCATGAAAAAGTTTTTAATAAAGGTTCCTTCAGAGCACTATCCTATAGAGATAACAGCTAATGATTTTGAAACTTTTAAATCTATCTGCTTAGGTAATATCTATGGATGCGGAATATACATAGATAATCTTGGATGGAAAAGCTTAGCATCATTTTTAGAAGTAATTTCAGACAAAAATCTTTATATGATGGAAGATGATGAACTATCTAATTGCCTGAAAAAATACTTTGAAGAGGAAATGTTTTTTGAGCACTTTGAAAAAATATAATATAAATTTACACTATAAAATATTACAAATGAAACTAACCCCACAAGCATTAGAGGCAATTAAGAATAAGGAGATCAGATTGAGGCTTGCAACGATGCTCAATAAAACAGAGCAGACAATTAATAACTATATCAAAAACAATGATCCGGTATTAACTCAGGCGTCTGTACTGAAGTTTATAAAGGAACAAACCGGCCTGGCACAAAGTAAAATTCTTGTAGCTGAAACTGAAGAGGCTTAATTCTTATCTTACTATTTATATTCTTTCATAGGTTGAGTGTTGGTTATTTACCATTAGGGGTAATGGACGCCGCGTGTTTCTACGCGCGGCTTTTTATTCTATTTTTTAAAATTTAAATACGGCAAATTTTATGAGCACAGAACAAGAAGTACCAAAAACAAAAAAAGAGACTTTTGAACTTATTAAAGCTTCTTTACCAGAGGTTAAACAGTTAATCAAACTTAATGCCAGGGAAGGCGCGGATATTGAAACGATGGCATTACAAGAGTTTGAATACTTTCGCCAACAGGCTCAATTTAAGCCTGAATTTTTGGAGTGCCTACCGGCAACTATTATCATGGCCATCAAGTCAGTTATCAGAAAAAATTTAAGCCTTGATCCATCTGCCGGCCTGGTTTATATCAAGACCAGGAACATGAAGGTAACTGCTCAGGATGGATCAGAAAAATGGGTTAAGGCACTGGAAATTCAAGAGAGTGCCAACGGCCTGTTAAGTATTGCTCGCCAATGTGGCCGGGTATTGGATTTTGTACGTCCTAAAGTCAAAAAGGATGATACCGGAAAGGTTATTGAGGTATCATTCCGGTATATGGTTCCATCTTATAACGAGCATGGAAAAGCTTCAACCAGGTGGGAAGAGGTTGATTTTGATGAATCTGATTTTTTAAGGTGGCGTAAAGCAAGCCATAATGAAAACGGCCGTAAAAAGTCGGATGCTAATGCAGATACTATGAACTATGCAAACCCAAATTACACAAGCTGGAAAGGTGGCCTTGATCCTGAATTTGCCAGGGCTAAGGCAGTACGTCATGGCCTGAAAAAGCTTGGAACCAATACCAATGAGATTAACTTCCGTAAGCTTAACACCGGCACGATTGACATAGAACATGAGATAGTAGTAGATCCGATTAAAGACCGGGATTATATTCAGGAAGATGATCGCGGTGGCGAAGGCTGGAAGGAACCAGATCACTCAAACGAGTCTCCTGAAAATGGTGCTGAAGATATTCAGCAGCCTGAAACGGTTAACGAACCAACTGAGCAAAACAACATTCAGTCACTTGATACGATTACTCTATGAGCACAGAAATAGAAATTATTGAACAGAAAAAGCAAGCCTGGGGAAGTATGGCGGTAATTATTCATAAATCAGAACTTGCTCTCCAGGCAAAGGCTCAGGAAGTTTTAAAAAAAGTTACACTTCCAAAAGATGCAAATGATATTCCTGAGCATGAACTATTATTAAAAGAACTCAAAAAGGATAAGGAGGCTATTGAGACAGATCGTAAAAAAATAACTGTAAAATTCGACGATCTTTGCTCCAGGTTAATGCTTCCTGAAAAATCTTTGAACGAGCCTATTATTTTACTTCAGAATGAAATAATAAAGCTTAAAAAGGAATCAGAAGTAGAATCAAAAAATGAAGCCGCAAAGCAAGATGAAATTAAAAGAGTAAAAGAAAAAATTACTACCTACCTGGCTGAGCTTCATGCAAAAAATCTTAATCTTATAAATACTACAGTTAAAGATTTATATGATTATGCTTTAGGAGCCGGTAATATTTCACCTGAAAATATCGAAGAGTTTGTAACAAAGAGCGAAGGCCGCTTAACTGTTTTCGATTTTGCAATTAAGAAAATAAATATTCCTGCCGTACTGGTTAGCCAGGAAATTGTAAACGCTATTATTCATGATATTTATAAACCGCAGGAGCCAAAAACTTATGTTGACCATTTTCATGCTTTACTCGAAAGTCAATTTTCTGATTATTCGGTAGCCTGGTTAAATAAAGAGGAGGCTTTAAAAAAAGCTGCTGAAGAAACTGATAAAGCTATCCAGGAGGTTAATAACCAAAAGAACAATAATATTACTGCTTCAAAGCTTGAAAGTTTATCTTCAGACGTTATTGTTGATCCTGGCTTTAAGCCGTTGAAAGAATCGTATGAAATAGATATGCCTGAAACGCTTGAAAGCATACTTGCAATTAACTTAGCGTTTATCCATAACGTCAATCTTTGCAAGGACAAATTGAAGGTTAATAAATGGTTTGCCTTTACTCCGCTTCAGGCCGGGATTGCTCTTGGAAAAGTCAAATCAGATAATAATGATTTCAATCCTCCTGGTATAACTTTCAAAAAAGTAAATAAGCTATGACAGTAATAAATTTTTATACTTTAGCAGAATCTTACCTTAAAAATACTTACGGCCTTAACGTTAATGATCTTGATATTACTGATAACTCTTGCTATGAAGCTATGAAGTCAGGCAAAACACCTCAGCAGTATATTGATTCATTGGCCGGTAAGTATGGCCTTATTAAAAAGAAAGATTTTACTTTTCAGAAAACGCCTAAAAAATTTATTAGCAGATTAAATTAAAATAAACGTTCCACGTGGAACAATAAACGCTAAAATTATGAATACAGATTTTAAAAAATCAAGACTACATGAAGTAACTGAAAAAATTATCTCAAGGGCTAAGGCTGGAAATAGCGAAGAGGCTGTAAAGTCAATGATAAAAGAATTCACATGTGAAGTTTTAACGCTTTACTATAATATTCAAATAACCTCACTAGTAGGTAAAGACTTAGATACCAGAATGAAGGATTTTGAAGATAGGTTCGGTATAAAAGAGCCGTATCAAGGAAAGTTTTTTTAAATCACAAAAAAGTTACTATATTTATTTATAATGCTTATTTATAATAAAATAACACGATACGAAAGCCTTCCTTTCAATGAATACTTAAAACTACCAGGCATAAGCCATTCCTTCCTTAAACAGCAAAAAAACGGCATTACACCAGTCTTTAACATGACTGATAACATTCGGCTTGGTTCCCTGGTTGATAGTATAATTACTGAGCCTAAAGCGGCAAACTTTAATCATTCTCTTTATAAGCCAGCTAAAAATATTGCCGGTGCTCTTACTTCAAATTTTGGTAGTCTTATAAATAATTTCAAGAAGCAGATTTCTTTTACTGCTGAAATTGAGTTTGAAGGATTAATTATGCCAACGAAAGGAAGGCCTGATTTTTTATTAGAAGGTCATGCCGTTATCGATCTTAAAATTACTCAGGCTAAGAATATTAAAGCCCTCATTGAATATATGGGTTATAGGAATCAGTTATGGCATTATTCAAGGCTTGCCGGTGTAAACAAGGCTTACATCATTATCCATTCAGTACCTCTTAATAAAACTTTTGTGGAGCCTATAAACGTAACTGGAAGAAATACTTTTTGGGAAGATCATATTTTAAATTTCGGTAAAATATTAGCTGTATGATAAACACTTGGGCTTTATACAGGATAACATATAGCAAAATTATTGAATTACAAATTGAATTAGGTAGGCTTGAATCTATTGCTCCGGTAACTGGTAGTTGTGATTACTTTGTATACTTGAAAAGTAAAACAAGAGTACTTGATAAAATATTAGCATTAAAAAAAGATATGAAAGAATTTGAAGATAGCCACCCGTTAAAAGATGTAGTATGAAATTGCAAATATCAATTTATAATTTCACAAAATATAAAGAGGTTCATCTTAAATACAACACACTTCTTTGCCATCTCGGTAAGATCGCTTTAATGGAAGATGATAAAGAACATGATCATGAATTTTGGAAACATGAAAAGACTGAGCACATTAAACAGTTAAAAGAACTTACCAGGCAGTTACTTGATTTTGAAGAGCGTCATCCTGAAGCAAAATAGTATTTTTTTGTAAAAGTTATATTTTTCTACCTTTAATCAAATTTTATAATAAAAATTTAAAAACAAACGTTATGCAAAACATTGAAATTAAGAAAGTAAAGGTTATCAAGAAGGGTGAAAAGATAGAAGTGGGTTATAAGGAAAAATGCGGCGATCTAAGCGCCTATACAGATCGTACAGGTGATTATCCTCCGCATAAGCATTTAATGACCGCAATGGACGGCCTACGGGTTCACCTGGCTATAATGGCAGACTATATACTTGAAGCAGATTTCCACAATGAAGAGGAGATAAAAAAGTTTAACGTTACCGGGTATTCGATAGGAGGTAACGAGGATGAACCAGGCTTGGTAATAACCGGCACAAGAATTACAGGCCGTGGAAAGGCTGTAAACATGAATACTCCTTTCCAAAAGTTAGATGTTGATGCAGAACAATATGAGCATATTGAAGATTTAAAAAATAAGATTAAGGATATTGTAAAAGAGGTTAACGCTTACCTTTTTGATGGCAAACAAGGTGGAGCCGTTCAAGGCTCATTTGAGTTTCCTGGTGAAAATAATACTACTGAAGTTCCTACACATGACGCTGAATTTGAAGAGCACAAAGAAGAGCATATAACCAGGATGCAAATTGATCAGCCGAAAAGAATTGGTGAAGAGCCTGAAGAAATTTGGCCTACTGCTGACACAAATAACACAGATGAAGTCAATCCCCTTGACGAAGATAAACCGGCTAACGATCCTCCTAAAAAGCCGAAACGTTCCCACAAAAAAAAGGTTCCACAAACTAATGAAGTTCCAAGCGGAGAAATAACCGAGGAAGTAGATTTATAAAGTAAAAATTATTTTTTACGGCTCTGATTTAATTTTTATTTTATGGCAAAAGATACAGGTAAAGAATCTCTTTATTTTTCACATGATTATAATGCCAGGAGTGACCCAAAAATTAGGCGAATGTTGCAGAAATTAGGATGGGAGGCCTATGGTCTTTTTTGGGCAATTGTAGAGGATTTATATATAAACGGGAACCGGCTCCCGACAGACTACGAAGGTATGGCCTATGACCTCAGGGCTAACCAAGAGACAATAAAAAGGATAATTGAGGACTTTGAACTCTTCAAAATAGAGGAAAATTTCTTCGAAAGTGTTTCTATAAAAAGAAGAATGGCAAAAAGAGATGAAAAGTCAGAACAGGCAAAGCTTTCAGTGCAAAAAAGATGGGAAAAATACTATTCGAACGTAAAGAATAAAAATACGAACGTAGATTTATTACCTACGAACGTACCGGAAACAGCCTACGACGATTCTACGAACGTACCAAAAACCTCTACTATATACATAGATAGTATAGATAGTATAGATAGAGAGATAGATAAAGAAAAATCAAAAGTTGTTGACCTGACAGGAAATAAAATTTTTAACATCGAAGAAGACCTTTTGAAAAACCAAATCCAGTTTGAAAAAATAGGTATGGCCACCAGTAAAAAACCGGATCAGATAAAAGCAAGCTTGCATAAGTTTCATTTACACCTTACAAAAAAAGAAGAATACCCAATTGCCAGGAAGGCAGCATATGCCGGTTTTGAAATGTGGATTTTAAACGAAAGGAATTTTAACAACTCTCCTCCTGAAGCAGAAAAACAAAAAACAGGAATACCAAAAAATATAAAAACAATAAACTAAAAAAATCATGAAAGACGGCCTAGATCATTCAATCGGAATTGAAAAGCAAGTTTTAGGAATTTGTATTTTGGAAGGTGCAAATATTTTTGTGATATCTGTTGGAATTTTAGAAAGCAAATATTTCTACAACTCTGATCATGAAAAAATTTATGAAGCACTTTGCGAAATGTATAAAGAGCAAAGACCTATAGAAATTTTAACCGTGTATCAATACATGGTTCAAAAGAATTATAAACTAAATACAGATAACATTGCTTACTACCTGACAACCCTAACCGAAAAAGTAACATCATCAACTACGCTTGTCTATCATTGTAATGTTTTACGTGGCATGTGGAAGAAAAGAGCATTTGAAAATGTTATAAACTCAGCAAAAAAAAAATTCGATGATCCTGACGAAGCAATCTTCGATGTTCAAAAACAGTTAGATAAAATTTTAGGAGAGAGTTACAAAAAGGATTGGTACAGCATGAATGAACTTGTGTTCAACCTCATGAAGCACCAAGCGGATATTGCATCAGGAACAAAATCATTTTTATCAACCGGGCTTGAATCAGCAGACAGGTTAAACGGTGGATTCGCAGAAGGTCACTTTGTAATCCTTGCCGCTAGACCTTCTGTTGGTAAGTCAGCCTTTATGGGAAAGATGGCAGTTGCAATGGCAAGGAAAAAAAAGAAAGTAGGAATAATTTCTTTGGAAATGGATAACAACCAAATTGCTGGAAGGCTTGCAAGCTTGGAAACAGATATTTCTTTTCAAACAATTTATAGAAATTTATTTTTGGATGAAAAAGAAAATGAAAGGTTTTACGATATTGCTACCAGGCACTTGGTTAACCTTCCTATTTTCGTTTCAGATAAAACTCAGGTAAACGTTGATGCGATAAAAGCCAAAGCATCCAGGTTGATTAACACAGAAGGTTGCGATATTATTTTCGTTGATTACTTACAGTTAGTAGAGCCATCGAAGTCAAATAAAAATTATAATCGTGAGCAGGAGGTTGCAAGAATTTCACGAGGATTGAAAATGGCAGCAATGGAATTTAAAATACCTTTTGTGCTACTTTGCCAGCTTAACAGGTCATCAACCACCAGGACAGGAGACAAGCGCTATCCTCAGCTTTCAGACCTTCGAGAATCAGGAGCCATTGAGCAGGACGCTGATATAGTTTTCATGCTTCACCGTGACTGGTGTATCGATATTACCGAAAACGAAAACGGTGAATCAACAGAACGTGACGCTGATTTGCTTTGCCTGAAATGGAGAAACGGTTCAACGTTTCACAGGAAACTTGATTTTGAACCAACGACTATGAAATTTTCTGAGCGAAGAGAATTAACCGGATGGACGCCAGTACAAAAAGCAATTGATTTTTCAGAGCCAAGAAAAAATACTGACGATAACGATTAAACGAAAATATGAAACAAATAATTTTTGGAACCTGTCCATCAAAATCAAATTGCTATCGTGTCGCAAATAATATTTTTTACAAAACAGATTCTTTAAAAAAGTTTGAAGATAATTTTTATATCCAATGCAATCACTACAGAAATTCAAACGTATCAGGTTACTTCGAATTTTACATTGACGTTTTTTATCCGAATCAAAGAGCCGATCTTGATAACTCTTTAAAAGTTGTTTTGGATTGCTTGCAAAAATGTAAAGCTTTTCCTAACGATAACAAATGTGTTAAAATAGTTGCCAGGAAATTTTTAGATAAAACAAAACCAAGAATAGAATTTTTAATAAAACAAATTTGAAATATGAAAATTAATGTAGTTAACAGACATGCTCAAACGCTTTGGCAGATGTATGGCATAACTCCTGAGCGATCAGATGAACTTTTTGAACTTTTGGATAAGGCTCTCGCTTACCACTGCAAAAACACAAAGACTGTAAATTTTTCTGTAGGTGACTTACACCAATCGATAGCAGAGTTTTGCAGCACACCAGAAGAGTTAATTTTTTGTATTTTCATCAACTCGACCTATCTGCATGAACACGGAATGTTGACAAATGATCCTGTAAACTTTAAAATGAATTAGCTGCTAAATCTGTTTAGTTTTTTCAAGGCTTAACGATCTTAGTTTTTTGGTAGTATCATAAGCAAAAATAAAAATAAGCCTTTCTAACGGTGTTAAAATGAGTTTTTACTTTCTACCAATCTGCTTTATATTATGGTATAGCTAAAAACTAACAAAATAAATTTCTTAATAAGAAACCTGTAAACTAACTTAGCAGCAAATTAAAGAACTGACCATGAAACAACTTTTAGAAGCAGTTAAATACCCGGCCACCTTTGTTGATTACTGCCAGAATGTACCTACTGAACATTTAAGATTAGCAATTATAGAAGCTATTACAAAGCGTAATAATCCACGGCGAAGTAAGGTAGCTTATATGGCTCTTAATGGAATGCTTTCTAATACTGCAATAACAAATAATCCGCATACTAATATTAGCAAACTTGCAGTAGAATTTGCCGATGAACTTATTTTAGAATTACAGAAATAACGAACGGGATAAGGCATTTTGAATATTTAAAACAAAAAAGTAATTCAATGAGCAAAACTATAAGAAAGAAAAAATCCACTCTAGTACCAATTGATTCAGTTGAAGAAAAATCGTTTGAAGATTTTTTAGAGCAACTTCCTGATAAAAGATTCAAAACTTTTCCGATTAAAATACTCAGCGAAAAATTAATTCAAATAAAAAAGAATTGTGATTCTTATAAGCTTTTAACAGGTAAAACAACAATTATTCACGATTGGATATTAGAAGCAATAGATGAAAAACTCAACAAGGAAAATGATACCGACTTTCGATAGGAACCGTACCGGCAAATTAGTATTACTCCTAATTTTATTTGCCGCTCTTATGGGAGGATTAATATTTGTTTTCTGCCAGGAGAAACTAAATGAAGATAAAAAAAATCAATGCGATTTTGCTTTGATTGGAGCCATGCCGGTAATTGAAAATGGAAAGTATTTTATAAAAAGGAATGACGGCAAATATTTAACGGCAACAGGATTTAGTAGTAAGATAAAAATTAATGTTCCTGTTTCTGATAGCTGCTGGTTAAAATATCTTTATACTGAAATTATAAAGAAATGAAATATTTATTCATAGACGATTCTGAAAAAATAGTTACAATAGTTATTATTCCTGAAACTGACGAAGAGAAGATTATTTTAAAATCAAAGAGACGTAGAATTGTAATTGATGCTGTAGAATTCGAAATTGACAATGACCCTGATTATGATATTTATAATCCTTAAATAGACTACCATGAGCGAAGCAAAGTATTACACACCTGACATAAGTGAATTTCATATTGGGTTTACCTATCAATGGCAATCTTCTATTGATGAAATTTGGCGAGATAGCGAAATTAAGGCCAACGCTGATATTAAGTTTTTAGGGGAACATCTTAATCAACTCCGCGTCAAATGTTTAGACCATGATGATATTGTAGAGTGCTGGTGGGAGAAATACGGCATAGCCCACAGAACGCTAGCGTACTCTATTGGCAAACATGAGTTAATATTTAACGAAGAAAGCCAAAAGGTAACAATTGACGATGTTGATTACGACCTTCCCAACATCTCCGAACTAAAACGCATTATGCGGCAATTAGGAATTACTAAACCTGAAAATGTAAAACCATGAATAACAATACTGAGTTACTAAGAAAAATTTCAAAAGTTTATGACATGCCTAACGAAAGAACAGCCTTTGAGGAAGGATGGCATGAGGCATTAAAGCATTTTTGTAAAGTTGACGTCGAATCATTAAAAGAAGAAATTGAAGATTTGAAACGACATAGGCAAAACTTATATGATATTTACGTTGATCCATTGGTTGAATATTCCGGTCAAGGAACTTCTAATAATCATTTTCCATTAGGATGCTCAATTGTTACTGAAACTATCCGCAGGGCAAAAGCTTTCGATACAATTAAAGAACTTTTAAAATAATATTTCTAATGAGTATTTTAAAAAAATATCTTGGCGAAGTAGGTAAGTTAATGCTTGAAAATATAATGTCTTTAGAAATTAACTATCCGCTTTGCATGGAAATGGAAATGTGTCAGAATTTATTAGATGAATTTTATTTAGTTGAAGATAAAGAAACAAGAGGCAAGTTAATTGTGTTACATGGATTTTTTATAATAGGTCATATTGAATTTAATGTAGATAATATTTATAAAACAGAAATAAAGTTTGTTCCTTCAGATGAACTTAAAAAACGGTTGAAGTATTCTTAAAGAAACTTAAAATAAAAAAAATGCAAACAGAAAAATTTGATCTATGGTGCCTGGTTGAATTATTCGGCCATCAAAAAATTGCCGGTAAATGCACAGAGCAAAATATTGCAGGAACAAATATGCTAAGAGTAGATGTTCCTGAAACTGAAACTCAAATTGCTTTTACTAAATTTTATGGATCAGCGGCTATCTATGCTATCAATCCAATAGATGAACAAACAGCCAGGTATTATGCAACTCAGCTACAGATTAAACCTATAACATCATGGGATTTTAGTAGTATGATTGAAAAAAATAATAAAGTCAAGGCTATTGAGGAAATGAATAGTAAAATACCTTTTTTAAATGAATCTGAATTTATGCCTGATCCTGTGCCTACAGACTGGAAAGAACACGACAGGAAGGTTAAAACTGTTAATCCTGAAGATATGATCGAAAAGCCTGTTATTCAGAATGCAACTATCAATATTGACGAAGGATATGATATACCTGATAATTATGGTAGTCGTAAAATAGAGGCAAAAGAAGAAAGTGATGATGATGAAGTTTATAACGAAAGCGACGGTGATGCAAATGATTATGATGATAAAATAGAGTTCTAAAATAATTTATGTAAAAATAACTGTAATGCTTAAAGTATATTTACTTTCTACTCCCGAATGTCAAGACATGCCTTTCGTTTCTCCTGATATAGTACTGGAAACAATTAATACCGATCTCAGAAAAGCAGAGAAACAAAAGGAACCTCCTGTACTTAATTTTTCGCTATCGATAAAGAAAATGTCTATCGATGAATTTCTTGCACAGAAGTTCAAAACAATGAAACATCAAAAGAAAATTATATGACAGACACAAAACCATACGTGCAGATGCCGAGCGCACCACACGAAGTACTAAAGAAATATGAAGATTGGGAAGCAGAATTGATAAGAGACGATCGTTGCTGGCAATCTGGCAGCAATCCAAAATTAACAAGTGAACTTTGGGATAAACTTATAGAAATACAAGGTCAACGAAACAAAGTTCTTTATCCTTAAAAGTATT